TTTTCTATTCACAGCTATGGAGGCAGCAGGATGAGAGACTACAGCACGTTCCTTGCGAACAAATCGCAGTTCGGAACCGGAAGCGGATTTGACCCGATCTACATACCGGATTCGCTGTTTCCGTTTCAGCGGGCACTTGTGGGCTGGTCAATCCGGCAGGGGCGTGCCGCTCTTTTCGCCGATTGCGGGTTGGGGAAAACAGTGATGCAGTTGACGTGGGCGGATAACGTCTACCGGCACACTGGCAGGCCAGTGTTGCTGTTGACTCCGCTGGCAGTAGCACAGCAAACATCGATGGAGGCGGATAAGTTCGGGTTCGATGCAGACGTGTCGCCTGATGGATCGGTCGTAGCCCCGATCACAATCGCGAACTACCAGAAGCTGCACTACTTCGACAGCAACGACTTCGGTGCGGTCGTGTGCGATGAGTCGAGCATCCTGAAGTCATTCGGCGGCCAAACGCGGAAGCGCATCACGCGATTCATGAGCAAGTTGCCCTACCGATTGTTATGCACGGCCACTGCCGCACCGAACGATTACGTGGAATTAGGCACGTCGTCGGAAGCGTTGGGGGAACTGTCTCACAGCGATATGTTGAAGCGGTTCTTTAAAATGCTGGACGACAAGGGACAAAAGAAGGAACGCCGTGATCAGGGTGACGCGGCGGCGATCATCGAAGCGGATCCGAACTATTACAAAAAACTGGCGTACCGGGTAGCACAGACTATCGGACAATGGAGACTCAAACACCACGCGGTCGAACACTTCTGGCGTTGGGTCGCATCATGGGCGAGGGCGTGCCGCATGCCATCGGATCTTGGGTTCGAGGATAGCGGGTTCATTCTGCCGCCATTGCATGAGCGGGATCACGTCATCAACACGCAAACAACGCCACCAGGTAAACTGTTCAGCGTGCCTGCGGTCGGGCTCGGTGAGGAACGCGAGGAACGCAGACGCACGCTACATGAGCGGTGCGAGTTCGCTGCTCAACTGGTGGACCATGACCGGCCTGCTGTGGTGTGGTGCCACATGAATGACGAAGGCAACAGGTTAGAGGAAGTGATTCCGGGCGCGGCACAGATTGCCGGCCGCACACCAGACGAACGTAAAATAGAATTGTACGAAGCGTTTGCATCCGGCGAACTCAGGGTGCTGGTTATTAAACCAAAAATCGGAGCATGGGGATTGAACTGGCAGCATTGCAGTGATGTCGTGACATTTGCGAGCCATAGCTACGAGCAATACTACCAATCAGTTCGGAGGTGCTGGCGATTCGGTCAGCAGAATCCTGTGCGGCTGGATGTCGTCGCGACCGAAGGCGAGGTGCGGGTTATTGAAAACATGCGATCAAAGGCAAAGAAGGCTGATGCGATGTTCACCGCGTTGGTGAAGTACATGAACGAAGCGACGACGATTGAGCGTGACAATCCCTATACCAACAAATCGGAGGTTCCCACATGGCTGTAAAAGAACAAGTCATCACTGACGAATACGCACTGTACAACGGTGATTGTGTCGACGTAATGCGGTCGATGCCTGACGAATCAGTGCATCTGTCGGTGTACTCGCCTCCATTTGCGGGACTGTATCAATACTCGTCCGATCCACAGGACATGAGCAACTGCATCGACCACGACGAGTTCTTCGAGCATTATGGATACTGCATCGCGGAACTGGCACGCATTACAAAGCCGGGACGGATCACAGACGTTCACGCGATGGACATTCCGTTGACTAATTCCGGGTGCGATGCAATGTTCGACCTGCCCGGACGGATCATCAAGGAACACGAATCGCGGGGATGGGTATACGCTGGACGGCGAGTGATCTGGAAGGAACCATTGATGGTGCGGAATCGAACGATGATGAAATCATTGCATCACAAGACGCTGTGCGAAGACGCGACCCGGACCAGCATCGCGAACGCGGATTACCTGCTGACGTTTCGCCGGACTGGAGAGAACACAATCCCGGTCAACTACGATCGCGGCCTGCTCGACTATTACGGCGAGGAATCGATGCCGGATGAATTGCAAAAGTATCGCGGGATGACCGGCGACCAAAAGAAGAATGCCTGGTCTCAGCAGATCTGGCGACGATACGCTTCATCGGTCTGGATGGACATCCGCATCGATAATGTGCTGAAGTTCCGCGACGCGAAAGCGGATGAAGATGAGAAACACGTGCATCCGTTGCAACTGGACGTGATTGCGAGAGCGTGTGAACTGCACTCGAATCCTGGCGAAGTGGTTCTGACTCCTTTCATGGGCGTCGGTTCTGAGGTGTACGGTGCTGTGCGATGCGGTCGCAAGGGAGTCGGGATCGAGCTGAAACAATCGTACTACCAGCAGGCGTGCAGGAATGTACCTCGGGCAATCGAGGTGCCGACGACATCTGAGGAGCAACAACGGTCGCTATTCGCGGATGATCCGTCCGTATTCTCATCCGAGAAGCTGTCAGCGTTATGATCTACTTAGCGACACCTTACAGTGATCCAGACCCGGCGGTCCGGGAAGAGCGGTTCAACGTCGTCAATCGCGTGGCGGCACGCATGATGATGGAGGGACTCCACGTTTATTCGCCGATATCTCACAGCCACTCAATCGCCAAAGCGGGCTGGCTGCCGACTGACTGGTCATTCTGGGAATTATACGATACCAAAATGATCATAATGTGCGGGCAGATGATAGTCCTGAGACAAGCCGGGTGGGCTATATCAACGGGCGTGCAGCATGAAATCCGGATTGCAGCCGGGCTGGGGCACCCGATTGAGTACATGGATCCATGACACAACCGTTGGCGGTCTCGCTGTCACTTGTTGTGTGCAGCGGGGGAAAGCTGGGCGCGTCGACGCGCGGTCTGGCCTCGGCAGCCGCCAGCGGTTTTTGTATCAGATACTGAGCACTGAGGAATACGACATGAGCAGGCGAGACGACGGTAACCGGGTATTTGTCATCACCATGGCTGTGTTTTTCGCGGTCGTGTCGTACTACATGGGCGACCGCCTGTGGTGGAGATGACGCAGCGCAAGGACTTGCTGAAGTGGCTGAAAACGGCTGAGTGGAAACTCTAAGAAACCGGGGTTTACAGGCTGCTGGCAGCCGCTAGGATCCTCGGGACGCTATGCGACCGCGTTTCCAGATTCACCGTCGGTGCAAACCGATAAATTGAACCGTCCTGGGTGGTCGCATCACCTCGGACGGTTTTTTCACGCCTGTCAGGAAAGCCCAACGCCGTGATTGATCCTCCAGTCCTCGTACAGACGGTCGAGTCAGAACAGTGGATCACAGAGGGGCGGGAGATCATTCAGCGGCACGGGCGGGACAACTGGCGGCTCGGTGAGCTGGCGAGTAATCTGCACGCGGAAGGGCAGACGGACCAGCAGATCGCGGATTCGTGGGAATGCAGCCGCGGTCAGGTGAATCAGTGTCGTCTGGTGTGGGGGATGTTCGGTGAAACCGCGGTATCACTCACATCGGAGGACGAGAGAGCATTCAAAGACCGCATATCGTGGAGAAACTGGCGGGAGATGCTGACATGGGAGGACGCCGACCATTGTATTTGCTGGGCAATCGACACGGGCGAAGGGTTCCGTGGCATGGTCGCCTTCAGGAATCCAGATCCGAAATCTGGTGATAAGCTGACCACTGATACTGCTGAATCACTCACCGGGTCCACTGGTACGGATCCAGTCAAGGACGTTGGCACGATTGCCGACCCGGTGAGCTTTCCACAGGCGACGGAGCCGCATTCGGCGATTGTCACACCCCACGATCCACCACCCGCCGCCCAGGAACCGAAATCGACGCTCCCGCCAGCCGTGGACATGCGGGCATTCGTTAAGGCTGTGCGGTCCATCGCGAAGACTGCGAGCGATGCTGATAATAAGGTGACGGGCAGGGCATTGCGGAAATTGGCGAACGAGATCGATCCGCAGCAGCCCCGATCCGCTTTCGTCCCGCCAACGCGGGAAGAGGTGGCGGAATACTGTACTGAGCGTGGGAAGGGTACTGATCCAGACGATTTGATTGACTGGGCACTGGCCAACGGCTGGCGGCTGTCAAACGGCAACCAGATGCGAGACTGGCGGGCAGTGGTGAGGACGTTTGAAAAGCGAGAACAGAAAGGAACAAACAATGGCAGCGTTAGAACCACGCGGCCTTCCGGGCAACCGACAACAGATCAGAGCATACGGAACCTCGCAGCCGCTGCCCAGCGAATTAGCCAGGGCACTGGCTCACCTCTGTTTGATGAAGCGCCAAGCGACGTTCTCCAACGAGGAATCGGAATGCTGGATGCGGATCCTGGCGATGTTCCCTATTGAACTGGTCAGCAAGGAGACGTTGAAAATCGGGCTTTCGTCAGATCCATTTCCGGATTTGGGCAAGTTGGTGGCGGCAATCCGGTATTTGCAGGCCGAGAAGAATCCGCAGGTGATTCGCGGCGATGTCGATTACACGACGCCGAACACAGCACTCATTGAGGCAGCCGCGAAGGCCCTGGGGATGCAAATATGATGTACCGCTGGAAGGAATTGCTCAACGATCTGGGAGACGTGCTGACCGAGTGGGAGTCCGCCGCCCAATACAAAGGCGAATATCTGCTGGCAAGAGACGGGGATACGGCGGCGATTGCTGCACTGAGGGACAAGTGGTACCGCGCGATGGCCGATCAGGTGGATCAGCCACCGAACGCGGAGCTCGAGACGCTGCGGTGCGTGCTGGGCGAACTCCTGCGACGATCCACGGTAGCCGGCGAGGAAATGTCGGATCCGGATATCGAGGTCCGTGAAGACGCCGAGTCGCAGCAGGCTATGCTGATCGATCTTGCGGATTGGATATGCGTCCGGTTCGGCGCGGACATCCCGGCGGGCTGCTGGAATCCGCACGACTTCAAAAACACACCTCAACCGGGGTTGCACGGATGATCCAACACAGATTACATTGAGGCAGCGTTGACACGAACGCTCAATCGAAACACTGAGGGCGCAAGCCCGCAGACTGAAACCACTCAATGAGCCGTGTCGCTTGCTGAGTGGTTTTTTTTGAAGTGAATCTGAATGTTGCCCGTCCGATCGTGGGGCATCCGCTGGCTGTAACGAGCTGGCAGACGATCGACAGACACGAATATCTGCTGCCAGCACACCTTTACCGATTCCCGGGCTGGACAACACAGCAGACGCGCGAGGAATAGCCAGTCACTAATCGTCTCAGGGCGTAGCGCGAGAGCATGTGGCAAGCAGGTCAAGTCTCCATACTCGGATCTTTGCACTTGCCGATTCCCTTTTACCGGGGAATCGGTGCGCAGCCAGCCTGGATTTTGCAGGACCGACATTTGCGCGGCGAGCGTGACTCAACCAGAGTTGTGGAACAGGTCGCGTCTCGCCGTGAATCAACCCCGGGATCGTTATTTGGTATGCGACCTGCCTACAATCGGATGCCAGTGATTCGGTGAGACGTGTAGGTGGGACCAGTCAACGCCAGTGCCTAATCAGCACCGGGCAGGCTTCCGGGTTCGATTCCCGGCCCGGGGTTTTCCCCTCATTGATCTCCCAGTAACTGACAAGTTATACCAAATTGTCACAACGGCGACTACACAGTGCCACGTACCTACCATCTTTGAGGTTGACAATGACAATTGACGCGTCGACAACTCCCGGTCTGAGGGACCCGTCATTGCAACGCGGCGACACCGTGGAAATCCACCGTGGTGAGTCCGTGCAGTGTGGTCGACTCGTGCATACGTTGAGCGGGCCGGATTGGTGGATTGTCGAAATGTCGGACGGATCGCTGCAGGCTCGCATGGAGCGATTGATGACGAAAATCACAGCAGATGTGACGCCATGAAGCCGCAACGAATGTCATGCTCAGAGATGATAAGATTATGCGAAGAAGCGGGTGAATACGTGTCTATGTGCACACTTGACGCGCATGGCCGTTGTATGCACATCGTGCGTCATGTCGAGTCATACACACATTGGGAGGGGTGGTATGTCATTGATGAATGGTATCGTGATGTACCTTGCGAGTGGGTGCAGGTCTGGCCGATCCAAGTTATAAGTACGCGATGGTGCCGGTCTGACCCAAAATTTTTCGCAGAAAACGATCCGCAAGAGCAGCCATCATGAGTGGACTGGTGCTTGACACAGGAGATTCTGAATCAGGTGACATATACGCTTGTTGGGGTAGTGGCTGGATCAGTCGCGGTATCAGCCTCGAAACGTCACTCACAAGCTGGCTGACAGGCCCGCCTGGTTTGCGTTTCGCTCCGTCACACGTGGCGATAGCAGCGCGATGGAAAGAGGCTCTGTGCTGGTACGAGTCAACGACACTCACAACGCGGCACTGCCTGTCGGCTCAGCGACGAGTCGACGGTGTGCAGGTGCACGAGATCGGGGACAGGATCCACGATTATATCGTGGACGGCGGAGCGGTTTCGGTGTTTCGCCTGACGCGGATCAATGCGTTAGAGTCGATCGAGTGCGATCGACTCCAGAACGCCCTGACACCATTGTTGGGCACGCCCGACCGGACAGCGATCGCGTATGACACGGCTGGGGCGTTGTTCTCTGGGCTCCGACTGCTGCCGAAACTGCCATTCGCCAGAGCCAATCTGGATACTCTGTTTTGCTCGGAGCTACTCGCAGCCTCGTTGCAACGGCTGTGCAGAATGAATAAACGCAATCCGTCTGTATTCAATCCGGGGAAGCTGATGCGTGAACTCGTACGGCAAGGGACGCACGTTGAACTGCGGCGATTCCAACAACGCGACATGCCGAGGGATTGCCCATGACCAACAAATCAATCCCAGATCCCGGCATCACAATCGACGCTTCGGTAACGCGCATACTCGACGGCGACACGATCGAGACAACGATTCTGGTCCCGCTGGCGATTCGTGTTAG